ATCCCAGGATGGACGCCTTCCGGGAGGCTTGGTACTGCCAGAGTTCCGGGGTAGGCGATGCCGTTGCCATAGAGGATCAACTTAAGCGGTACAAGGCGGAAGGGTATCCAGGGGGGCCTTTCGTCTGCGGCGGTATCATCGCGCGGCGCGACACTCCAGAGGTTCGGGAGTTCAACGAACTGTGGTGGTCGGAATACCGCGATGGCCAGAAGCGCGATCAGTTCGCGCTGTCGTACGCGCTATGGAAAACGGGCGTCAAGGTCAACGTCGCGCGCGGTGTGGATATTTTACAAAACCCGTGGTTCAGTTTCCACTTCCACGCTTGGTGCTACGACCTCAGCGACAACCCGCAGTTCGCTGACGAACGCAAGGAAATGGAATCCCGACAATTAGAACTCCGGAGGCTCGGCGCGGCGTGATCGTCGCGATGCTCCGTGTCCGCAACGAGGCCCGCTGGTTGAGCGAGGTCCTCGGGGCGCTGAAGCCGGTGTGCGAGCGCCTATTCGTGATGGATGACAAATCGACGGATGGAACGGATGAGATTGCCCGGCAATGCGGCGCCACCGTGATGCTCTCGCCATTCTGCGGTATTGACGAAAGCCGCGATAAAGACTGGCTATTGGGGCACGTGCAGAGCGAGTGCCCGGCTGGGACTTGGGTGCTGTGCATTGATGGCGATGAGGTGCTGGATTCGGCCTGCAGTTTGGATGTCAAGGGGTTGGCGCAGAATCAAATGGCCTTCGCGTACATGTTCCGGATCATCTACCTGTGGGATCGGCGCGACCAGATGCGCGTCGATGGCGTGTACGGGAAGTTCTCCCGACCGTCGATGTTTCGGTTGCGATCGGGGCTCACGTTCAAACGCACTGGCGCCGGCGGTAACCTGCATTGCTCCAGCGTTCCGGCCTACTACATCGGCAAGTGCGCGCCATCGAACGTACGCCTTCTGCATCTCGGCTATCTACACCGCGAGGATCGGCTTCGCAAATTTGATTGGTATCGGAAGGTGGACCCAAAGAACCGGGCAGAGGACGGCTACCGCCATATAGTGCAGGGCGACGTGCCGGAAGTCCCAGCGGCCGCGAGACTCATGCACGCCGGGCCGTTGGAGTTGAGGGCAATCTGATATGCCTGGAGCAGGCCAATTCGATCAGGAGGTCAATTTCTACCGGGCGAACCCCACGGGCGCGCAGAACGCCGCGGGAGAGCCTATATTTGGAGCCCCTACGCTGGTCTGGTACACGTGGGCGGAAGTTTCTCCGATCATGCAGCAGGGCCGGGAAATGGCCGCAGTCAGTCAGAGGTGGGCTGAGGCTCGCTATCGGCTGCGTTTCTGGAGGCCAGACGTGGACCTGAAGTTGGACGATTGGGCGGAATGGAACGGGCAGACGCTAGATCTACTGGACATTCAGGGTCCAGGCACGCGCGATGCGCAGTGGACCGTGTTCACGAAGGATCACGTGGAATAATGTCAATCGCTGGCGAACACAATGACGTATAGGATAAAAAGCAAAGAGATAACACCAAAGAATACATTAACGCTAAACGCTATCAGCGAAACCATAGCTAGGCCCATACCAACAAATATGGCCCTTGGCCCACTTTCCCACATATTGAACCTCATCATATCCCCATCATGGCACGCACGGCAGTAACGCGGGGGAAACTCCTCAAGATCGAAGGCGTAGATGAAGTTCTCGCCAACATCACCAAGACCATGAGCCGAGTGAAGGGCAAGGAAATCAAGGCGGGGTACGTCCGGATTGCCCGCGAGGAACTCGCCTCCCGCGTCCACGCGAATATCGATGGCCTGCCGGTCTCGCAGGATGTCAAGGAAGTCCTCCATGCGGCGGCCGTTACGAATGCAGGCCCGGAGGAAATCCCGAACGCCGTCGTGATGATCAGCCAGCAGGCAGCGATCAAGCGGCTTGGCCGATCTGGCGGGCGCATCCCGAACCCGTACTGGTGGGAGTACGGAACGATGTCTCGCGTTACCAAGGCGGGCCGGCGAACCGGCCAGATCACGCCATCGCCGTTCTTTCGTCGGGCGGTAACGGCATCGCGCGGCGCCATTCTTGCGGCCCTGGTCAAACTGTTTCAGGGCGTAGTTGACAAACCGCTCAAATGAACGTAGAGGACAAAGTTCAGGCGCTGCTGTCGGCTTCCCTGCCGGCTTACGGATCCCCTTCCGTCGTGCTGGTGCCGGCCATCAGGATTCGCACGCCGGGTGACTGGCAGAATCTTGTGCGGCCGTACATCGTACATTTCCCGATCTCGGCCGACCCGATCTATACCCACCAGGGGCGCGCGGCGCTGACTCCATGGCGCAACTATCAGGTGACCGTCGTGGCGGATTCCTGGAGTTCAGCGCGCTTAGTGGCGAATGCCGTACGCGACATATTGGACGGCAACCATGACGGCGTGCAATTCTTCTATCGCAACACGATAGGGCTGCCGTGGGACTTTGAGCGGCGCGTCCAAGAGATCGCCGTAGATTTCGAGATTTTCGAGGCCCTTTAATCCATAGGCGGATATCCCCGCCAATCCACAGGAGAACAATCAAATGGCAACTGAAGGAACAATTGGTAGCGGTATCCGTGCGGGGTATTCGCTCGCTTCACCTCACACATGGGTTCGCATCACAGGAATCCTGGATGGGAATCCACCGCAGTTCACGCGCGATGACGTTGACACAACCACTCACGGAGTCACGTCAATCCGTAAGGAGATCCCTGGCCTTTCAACCGTCAACGACGCAACACTCGTGCTGCTGGCTGATCTTGATCGCTTGACATCTCCGTCTCATCTGGGGCTGAAGGATCTGGAACGGTCCCAGAATACGGTCTGGTTTCGATATGAAGTCCCGATCGACGCCGACCTGGAGAGCACCGATTATCTGGTGTTCGAGTATCAGGTGCGCGTGAAGTCCTGGGAGCTTACGACCCCTATCGACAACCGCAAAGAGATCAACGTCGCATTCAAATTCGGCGGCGATGACGTGTACCAATACGAGGGGGTTGCCTCGGCCTTCTAGGAGCCAGTATGCACTCCGTCAAACCAACGACGATTGTCCTTCCCGATGGTGTGGAGCGCGAACTACGCTCCACACTTGGGGCGAGGAAACGTATCATCGACAGATTCGGGATGTCGATGAAGGACGTACTCGACAAGTACGACTCCGGAGCCTTTCCGGAGGTTCTGTACGCCATGATGCACGATGCGGATGGAAACCCGCCGACTGTGTCGGTGAAGTGGATGGAGGAGAATCTTCCCGAGTCCGCCGGACCTGAAATCCTTGCCGCGATCATATCGGCAATGTCACAGGGAGCGAAACCAAAAAACGAGATAGAGTCGCTGGTAAACGAAGCGATGATGAATCAGGCATGGCTTCAGGCCAAGGGGATGAATGGCTCGAACTCTTCGCCTTCGGAACCCAGCGACTCGGCCTCAGTAGAACTGAATTCTGGTGGGGACACCTTGAGTGTGAAGTCTACGCCAGAATAGACTCATTCAAACAGTCCGAAGACCTTTGGAACTACCGATTCGGAGAGGCCATCGCAGCGGTCTACAACGCTAACAGGCGAGACCGAAAGCAACCGTGGTTGACATGGCGCTACTGGTTCAAGCCTCGCGAAGAGCGAAAACCCAAAACACTCGCAGAGCAAAAGGCCGCATTTTTTGAAATGAAACGCATCCGGAGAGGGGCATAAATTGGCCAGCCTAGGTGACCTATTCGTCACGGTCGGCGCGAAGATCGATGGCTTCGAGAGCGCGATGGGCGACGTGTCTAAGCGCATCGGCTCTATCGACAGAGAGGCTAGTCGGGCATTCGGCGGCTTTGACAAAATAGGAGACCGGCTGATTGCCATAGGGACGCCTTTGCTTGGCATTAGCGCCACGATCATCGGGGTAGGCGCTGCGTCTACGCTGATGGCCGAAAAACTCAATATGGCAAACATTGCGTTTGAGACCATGCTGGGATCGGCGCAAGCGGCCGGTACGTTTCTCTCCCAACTTAAGGAATTCGCCGTTCAGACTCCGTTTGAGTTCCCGGATCTGGTCGAAGCATCAAAGCGCATGCTGGCGATGGGGTTCGCTGCTGATCAAGTTCTGCCATCACTTCGGACCATAGGAGACTCCGTAGCTGCTCTTGGCGGAGGGAAGGATGTAATAAACGGCGTCACGTTGGCGCTTGGCCAGATGCAGGCCAAGGGGAAAGTCTCGGCCCAGGAGATGAACCAACTGGCGGAGCGCGGTATACCGGCTTGGAGATTTCTGGCTGATCAAATTGGGGTATCCATTCCGGAAGCCATGAAGTTAGCAGAAAATGGGGCCATCCAGGCATCCGTCGCCATCCCGGCAATCCTTGAGGGAATGAATCAAAAGTTTGGCGGTAGCATGGAGAAGATCGCCAAAACGCTCACTGGAACATGGTCCAATTTCAGAGACCAGCTCAGCCTTACGCTCGCAGAAATCGGCAGCACCCTAACGCCAACTCTTCTCAGTTTGGTGCAGGCAGCATTACCGTTCCTCGATGTTCTCAGGGAATCCGCTGAATGGTTCGCCGCACTTCCTGAGCCAACAAGAAATGTCGCAATAGCTATTGCTGCAATCACAGCGGCAGTGGGGCCGGTCACGATTGGCCTTGGGTTGTTCATAACGCAGGGCGCAGCCGTAGCTGGAGCGTTGACAAGTCTGTCTGGCGTAGCCTTGAGTTTTGCTTCAAGCAGTCTGCCGGCAGTGACCAGCGCATTGTCGGGCGTATCAGGGGCATTCGCGGTAGTTAAAACCGCAATCTCTGCCTTCTCGATCTCCGCAGTGACGGCCCAATTTAGCGCCATGGTAGCTGCCATCAGCGGGGCTGGTGGCATTACCGCGGCCGTATCCCTGGCAGGATCATCGATAGCCGCCTTTGGGGCGTCCTTGGGAGCCGTGTTGATATCTCCTATAGGGATTGCGGTGGCTTCCGTAGCTGCCCTCGGGGCAGTGGCGTACCTGATATACGACAACTGGGCGGATGTCAAAAATACTCTGTCTGCGCTGTGGGCTGACATCTCAAATATTGCCTCCGTGGTGTGGAACGGGATGTCGGCCTTCTTTGGGGCGATATGGGACGGCGTAGCGGCTGCCTTCAAGTTTTCCTGGGACGGGATCGCTGCTGCCCTCGGGGCTGTATGGGATGCCATCAGCGGCAAGGTGGATGTGGTGTGGGTCCCCATCGCGGCATTCTTCGGAGTTGTTTGGGACGGGGTGGCGGCCTCGTTTGTTTCCGTATGGAACGGGATCTCTAGCTTCCTGTTGGGGATATGGACCGTCATAGCGGATACAGCCAAGGGAATCTGGGAGTGGATCGTAAATAAGATCAACTGGGCGCTTGACCAACTTGCAAAGATCCTTCCGAACACAGCTAAGGCGCTGAAAGACTGGGGAGACGGGGCAGGAAATGCCAACGAAAAGATAAAGGACCTTGCCGCCGAAACAAAAGCAGTCACAGATACGCAGAAGGCTCTGAAGCCTGCCATAGCATCCGCTACGGTTGCTCTAGGCAATCAGAAGACTGCTAGCAAGAAACTATCGGATGAACATAAGAGCGCGAAAGACTCTCTCAAGAAGTTTAACGATGAGATCCTGATCGCAAAGTATCAGCAATGGCAGACAGAGCAACGCGCTCTTGTGTCTTCCCTTGCCTCGCTCCAATTGCAGATAGAATCCGGCACGGCCGGAACGCTCGATTTTAACCGTGAACTAGCGGCGCTGGATGAAGTGACGCAGGCTGTAGCGGCTTCGCTCGGAAGCGTTTCATCGGTCGATATTCCGGACTACCTGAAGGCCATCAATACCGGCGTAGTCGCGACCAACGAACTCGGAGAGGCATTCAAGACCCTTGGCGTCACTACCTCGACATCGTTGCAGGAGAAGGCTTCGGCGGCGCAGGCTGCCTACGAAACTATCCGCGATTCAGGGGTCACGACCGCTGATGAAGTCCTGCAAGCGGAGAGGGCCGCGCTATCGGCCAGCATCGAGGCTCGGAGATCTGCCGGCGAGGCGGTAGCCGCTGAGGACCAGGCACGTTTGGATCAGTTGAACGCAGCCCTCGGGGCCAGCGTTAAAGAGCAAAAAACGCTCTTTTCCGGACTAAAGAACCAAGTCTCCACGATCATGACGGATCTCTCGAAAGGGATCACGGACATCATCTTCGAGGGCAAGGGCTTCGGCGAGACCTTTAAGGGGATCTTTGAAGAACTCGGGAAATCAGTCACGCGGTTCGTTATCGAGTTCCTGGAGGGAAAGCTCGTGAAGGCGCTGACTGGCCTGCTGGATGGCCCGCTGGCCGCGGTAGGCAATGCCATCGGTGGGATCTTCGGAGGCGGAGCGTCTGTTGCATCCACTGCCGGCATAAATATAGCTGGCTTGGGCGGGGATCTGTCTGCCCCCCTGGGAAACCTAGCGGGCACGGGCACGGGGGCGACTGGCGCGGTGTCAGGTGCGGCTTCCGGAGTGCTCGGAACTATCGGGGCAATCGGCTCTATCGGGTCGCTGGTTACCGGAGTCATCGGCCTGTTCCAGAACAGCGGCATGAACGAAAACCTGCAACTGATCGAGAACAACACGCGCCGGCTGGAGATCAACTTCGCGAATCTGCTGGAGAAAGCGCTGATCTATTGGCCCGGCATCAAGGACATTCACGAGTTTCTGTGGGGTCCTGGGTTCACCGCCTGGAGCCAAACGCTCACTAAAGTCGAAGATCTGTACGGAGCCGTGGAGTTCGGTGCGAACAACTTCCTCCGTGAAATCAAGGATGGCGTGGTGGCGCTGCCGCAGGGGATCGGTCGAGAGCTTACCAATATAGCGCGGCCTTCCGTGACAGCCCATATCACGGTCCATTCGTCAGACCCAAATGCCGCGGCAAATGAAGTGATGCGGCAGCTGAGGGCGCAGGGAGCGTTCGCGTGAACCTCCATGTCGAAGTGGATGGCGTGGACGTGACCACTCTTGCCCAGTTTTACGATACACAAATCATTAAGAACGCCACGGAATCAATCAGCACAGCAAGGATTGTCTTCATTTCTGACCCCAGCAGGGACGCGGTTTACGACGAGTCTCTTTACGATCAGAGCATCTACTCGTTTGAGGCTCAGGAGATGATGGAGGTCATCCTAACTGACGACGACAGCAACAGGCACTTTGCTGGCGTTATAACGACCATTGAGATGGAGATCGCCAGCGGTCGCATCATGAGGCGCATATGCAACTGCTCCGATTACAGCATCTTCCTGACTCGCGCCGTCGTTAGCGTAGGGTTCACCGGGCTATCCGATAAGGACGTCATACTCCAGGCGACAAACGGGCTTGACTTAGGACCAGTGAATGTAGCTAGTGGCAATATCAGCGAGATCTTGACTGACATTGGCGACATCATAGAGTCTGACGTAACAATCAGAGAACTTTTGGACATCGTCTGTGGGTTATCTGGAGGAGCATGGCGTGTTGATTCAGACGGAGAATTGTTGTACTACCAGAGGGGATCTCTATTCGCGCCTTTCGCCATTTCCGATAATCCGAATAGCATAACGTCGTTCCCTCACATCATCACAAGGCTTACTCGGGATTTCTCGCGCGGCGCGAATCACATTACCGTGCTTGGCGAATTCCCAATATCGGCCACATCAGAAGATACGCAGTCCCAAGCGCTATATGGCCTGCAAAAGGCGGTCGTAGTGGATCGCAATCTCACAACTACATACAACTGTCAACTGAGGGCTGACGCGGAAGTTCTAGAGAGATCTTTCCCGGCGATAAACGGGTTAGCAGAAACATGGAAAGACGGGCTGAACATCGGAGAAACCCTTACTGTCCAAAACTCAGCCGTCAGTATATTTGGGGTATTCGAGATCCTGTCAATCACGATTACGTTTCACCGCAAGGGAGATACCGTGTACCCTGATGGCGTAGAATATAGAGCCAAGTATCAGGTTGAGTTCGGGAAGCGCCTATCAACACTTGAATCAACGCTTCGCATGATAGACAAAAAGCAGCGGCAGTTTTCCAGGCTGCTAGTTTGATTCTCCACGAAAGTACCATCCAGTGAGTACTGGTTCTGCTGAAATGTGGGTCACTGGCTGGCCGTTATGTGGCACAAAGCCCAGCACTCTGGCGGTTCCGTTATACTTCCAGGCAGGCAGTCGCAGTAGATGGGTTTCGTATCCCTGCGTCACGGATATCAACCACGAGTGATGCTTGCTGGCGAGTTCTGGATCAGAGATAACCACGTCGATTCCGATCAGGCGCACATCGGCGTAGATATGCTCCCAGTACCCTACCTTGAGACCATCCAGACCGTACCACTTACCTGCCGTTAAGGGCGCTTGATTAGCTGAAAAACCGATGCAAATGGCGACTAGGGCCATGGCGATCAGGCGTTGATGCGTTCTCATTTTTCAATAGTGACAGAAATCCGTTACTGGATTGTTATTGTGGATGCAAGAGTATGGAAACAAAAGAAAAAGTATCCGTTCACGCTACAGAAGTGAGGGCGCAAATCGCCGCCGCTGAACACTTGGCGCTCACCAAAAGAGGGCAGGCGGCTTTGCTGATTGCGCAGGCAGAAATCCAGGACAGAGAGGTTGAGTTCATGCGCAAACATCTGACAGTTTTGGATGACCTGTTCCATGATGGAGGGGCGTAATTTATGGCATGGCCAGCTACTGTTTCCCCAGGCCAAACAGTCGCATCCGCGACAACGAACTCCATCATAGCGGCGCTCGCGTCATGGGGCGGGGATGTTACGGCGAACAATAATGACCTTACGGACGTTGACACGCTGCGTTCAAGAGTCGCTCGGATGGGCGTACTCGGGGCGTTGGTTCTTGGGCAGAGGGACGCCTTTCAGGGGAGGGATCTATGGGGAGTAGTTGAGGGGATAGCCGGTCTTCTATTTGTCCAGAGCGGAGGCTATTACGCTTTTGAGATTCTCCCGGCCGGACCATACGCTGACAACGCCGCAGCCATTGCTGCCGGTCTCGGCTATGGAAGGATCTATATCACCGCTGACGGTACGCTAAAAGCCCGCTACATCCCTTAAGGTTTCCCACCCACTTCAACTAATCCACAAAAAGAAGGTTTTCACAATGCTACGAATCATTCTCGTGCTGGCGCTCGCGTGCGCCGGACTGCAAGCGAACCCATTCAATCCGATCCTCAATGTAATCGGTGGAGGGATCAACGCTGTCGGAGGAGGTATCAAAGCCGTTGGGGGATTCATTCAACCGGACCCGGCGCCATGGCATCCGGCCTTTGAGGATCCACTAAAAGTTTACCCGCCATGGCAGCCGAACGGGTCTCCAAACCATGACAACTCCTACTACACCGAGATTCGGAAGATTTACTTTGCGACCGAGGATACTGCCAGATGGCTCGGGAAGGAGTTCGGATGCAAGGTCACGCACGCTCCGTTTTTCATCGACGGCGCGGTGATGCGGACGGATCGGCCGGCGTATTCCTGGGTCCTGATATGCAGCGAAGTCCTGATCGACGCTGGGCTGGTGGCCCGCTGGTACGCCCTATGTCCAGGAGAGACCGGAGAGGATTGCTACTGGCCGTCGTACACCGAAGACAAGGACCGCATGTCTGGTGGAAAGCAGATCGGGCGCCGTTATATCGAGACGACGATTCGGTCAAGCGGGTACTCCTGGTTCCGAGGTAAGCAGGTGATCCTTTCGCACGGGCCTACGCTGCCACCAGATCCATGGACCCCGATAGGCAGGTAGTATGGCCGACATAAAGTTGGATCTATCCGCGAAACTTCCTGGCGAGGGTTTGTTGATCGCGATCATAACCGCTATCACGCAAATCAGCACGACCAACCGGGAGAAGATGAGCCAACCAAATATAGACCGATACGATGCCGTAGGGGCCACCATCCTGGAGGATGCGGCGAAAATCGGCCGCAAGTTCTGGCTACAGATCGGAGCGCTCGATGCTTAAAGCCATGCTCGCCCTCATTGCCGGGTTCACGATCGGCTGCGGATTGATGGCGATTTACGCCATGCGCAGTGGCGCGGACACCTACTACGAGCACTCTAGGCGGATCTCGCAGTTGGAGGATGAACTGGTGAATGCGCACGCCAGCCTCAATAAAGAGCGCGCCGAAAGAGCACGGCACGAGGCCGAGTGGCACGCGGTTACCGGGGATGCGGTGGCCGCCCGCGTGGGAGCCATGACGTGCCAGCAACAACTGGATGCGTGCCGGCGTAGGCACTGGCTGCAAAACGGCTACCAGCCGCACGGGATTGACTGATGGCAGACTTCCAAAAGGCTCTCGCGATCCTGCTTTCACACGAGGGCGGGTTTGCTCCACAGGACAACACAGCCGGCGCCGTCAACTTCGGCATCACGGCGAGATTCTTGAAGTCGCTAGGGCTTCCCCACTCAACCGCCGATGTCCGCGCGTTGACAAAGGAGCGGGCATCCGGGCTGTACGCGATGCACTTCTGGAATCCCTTGCGGTTGAAGGACGTCAAAGACCAGAAGCTCGCGACGTTGATATTTTCCATGGCGGTCAACATGGGGCCAAAGAAGGCCGTCAGGCTACTACAGGCCGCGCTGAACAACCTGAGCGAGTGCAAGGGGAAGCCGGAACGCCTGGCGGTTGATGGAGCGCTTGGACCGAAGACGATCGCGGCGGTGAACGGTCAGTTGGCAGAGGATGTTGTCGGCGCATTCCGCAAGACCGCGGAAGGCGAGTATAGGCGTCTGGCCGAAGCGAATCCGTCACTCTATGGCGATGACCTGAAGGGGTGGCTGAAGCGCCTAGAGTCTCTGTCGGCATGACATGCGGATAGGGGTTCAGATCGTAATCGTGCTGTCCGCATGGGCAGGCGGAGGTTTCCTGTGTTGGTATATCGCGCACACCATCACGGGGTTGTTTTTCTAATCGGAGGACGTAGCGGACGGGCCGCTGTGCTACCAGCGAGCCCGCCCTTGAGCAAGCCGCGGGGTGAGCGCGACCGCCCCGCGAAAATATATCACATGCGGGGTGAGCGCAATTGTCCAATCTCAAAGACGCCGTTGATCTTCTCGGGCCGATTCCAGTGTTGGCGATCTTTATCGCTGGCGGCTTGCTTTGGCACCTGATCCTGCAATGCCTGGATCACAAGTTAAAGACCACGATTCAGCAGGAACTCATTCCATTACAGAAGGCAACCGAACGCATGGAGAACTTCTATGAGGAATGGAAGAACATGCAGAAACGGGTGAACTTGGTTGAGGTGAGTTTGGCAATAATGTCCAAGCGAAAGGCGAACGGGGCT